ATCATGAGATCACCCGCCATACTGCGACGGATATCCATCTCCAATTTAACCGTGGCTTTCTCAGAGCCGCGGCCGATCCTAATCGTGATTGCCATTTTGGATCTCCTCTACTAAAGCTTGTGTTTTCATCACAGTTAAAAGTACGGTCTCATCAATACTAGTGTGAGAATAGCGCTCCAATACCTGCAGCAATTTAGACCTTTTATCCTCCATAATGGCATCGTCTTTAAACTCTGACAGCTGAGAAGCTGTCACTAATATTTCCTTAAGGCGCTTTAATTCCTCATTCAAATAAATCTTTAATTCTAGAGCATTGTCTGCAAAGGATGAAATATAACGAGACAGCAGGGCTTGTTGTGATCCCAGTAGCTCAGTCTCATACTTAGTGTTAAACTTATTAACAAACGTCTCGTATACAACTTTATCGATAGGGAGGTCGTCGGACGCTCCCGTCTCCGATGCAGCCATGCGCTCTACAATTTCGCTTTCTAAAATAACCCTATTCTTGGGACTCGTTTTAGGAGAAAAAATTTGAGCAATTGTGGCTAAATCTTTATAATTAGGCACATAGGTATTATAGATTGCCGGGCCAACTTGTTTATTGAGGTCGTGAATTAAGGCTGTCTGTGTCTTGAACAGTAATTTGTTATCTAACAACTTACTTTGAAGTTTAGCCTCTTTAATAATTTTATCAGAAATGGTCCGGTCTAGGTTTTGATTATGATAAAGAGATTGATAACACTGTAAATCCTGATCTAAGATACTGTTGCTGTGGAAGTACTTTTTAAGCAGTCCCACAATAGTACTTTTACGGCTATGATCTTCTTTTAAGATACACGCCGTAACTTCACGGACCAACGCTTCATAAATAAACGCCGTATTTCGCTTTTTATTATATTTAACCTTGCTTGACTTCATTTTGTTCTCCATTTTCTTCTGCGAGTTTCTTAGTTGTCGCACCCTCAAGATTTTTAATCAAGTTACGTACAGACTCGTTAACCGCGAACAGTTTTTCTTCTTCCGTACTTGCTTCTAAATTATAAATAGGTTGTTGATGTTCGGAAACACCGTTTGCCAAAGAACCCATTTTCGCTAAACTTTGGATATCAGAAGCTCCCGGCAATATATTACGTACCGTGGGCGAAGATTTTTCTTTCGAATATTGAGATGCATAAGAACGAGACCGGGCGCCTCGATTTCTTCTATCGTTTTTAACCGGTCTATAGGTGCTCTTCTCATATGTACGCGGGGCGTTACGCGAGCCGGGCGGAACGGCCAGAAGAGAACTTTCTTCGCCAGTAGCTGGTGGTTCGCCGCCGGCGTCGGAGGCGGGCATCTCTTCTGGTCCACCTAAGTCGCCGCCGAGGTCGCCGCCGAGGTCACCGCCGAGGTCACCGCCCAAATCACCACCGAGATCACCACCCCCTAGGGCGGCTGCGCCTTCGCCGGCAGCTGCAGCTTCAGCCACGGCCTGCAGAGAAGCATCATGTTTACGATCGTAATACATTTCGCGTTGACACCTAATAAATTCTTCATCAGACATTCCAAAGATATGATGAGTAACCCATCGACGAGAGAAGAACCCTTCGGTGGCAGAAGCAGCAATATCAAACTTCTGTTTCCAGTGTTCAATTTCTTGAAGTTCCGCAATTTTGGAGGGATTGTTGAGCAATAGTTTAAAGGAGAGGAGATCGTCTCCGCGAAATCCCAAAGTATAAAGATGAATAATACTAATCTTAGTCAGTTCCGCGATAATAACCCGCTGTAACCGTTGAATGGTTCGCGCAAACCGAATATCTTTTTGAGCTAGTGTGGTTTTATCTTCTTCGCCCCCTTCGCCCATGGTCAGATAAGACTGGGGCACCTTGAGGGCTGAGAACAACTTATCCCGGAGATATTTAATATCGTCAATTGCCGTAATATTCTGCGCGCCGGCTAAGGATTCAATAGTAGTGGCTGAGCCCGGGCGGACGGGAATAAAGTAATCTTCCTCAATAGACATCGGATTATATCGTAAATCAACACGGCCCGTTTCCGGGTTCACCACCGAATGCCTCTTCAGTTGTGTGACAATTTTTTCCATGAATTGTTCCACATCTTCGGGTGGTACGGCGCCTACATCAATTTTAAAGACCCGGCGCTCCGAAGAGCGCACTACTCGATATGCCATCATAGCGTCCTCCATGAGAGTCAATTGGCGCCAAATTCGGCGCGCGGGCTCCAAAATAGAGGTGCCATACGGGGCATACTTGTCATTACCCAAAATACGAAAATGGCAAATTTGCCAATTCTCGAATGTCATACCAGCGGAGTTCCACTGATATTGAATGTAATTAGGGTTGGTAGAATCTTTACCTTCGAGGCGTTCGATTTCTTGAGGAGGAAGAGCAATAACCGCTTGTACTCCGTAATTATCGTTAATATCCAAGTACAAGAAGAAATCTCCGTACTTACACATTGTTCGGGCCCATCCAAATAAGTTGTATTCTAAGTTTAAAATATTGCTAAAGAGTACCGCCAACACGGCCCTAATCTCTTCATTCGAACACTGGATGTTAAGCATGGGGCTAAGGGATGAATACGTAGTCATTTCATCAGCGTAGATGTCCATCGATGATGCAATCTCGGGCATGTATTCCATTTGATCGAAATCAATATATCTCTCGGAGCGCCTTTGATTCTGAATTGCATTTGTAGCAATAGTATCTAAGGGGTTATAGAGTGTCTTTTTGAACTGTTGTCCGGACGCTGATTTAAATCGTGAACTAAACTTGTCTAAATGTTGGCGACGAATACGTCTTCCCGACTGAGAGCGATAGTTGATAATCGGGCCCGAGAAGAGTCTCGTAAGTGCCTTGAAGAGCGATGTGTTGCGATTTACAGGATTTCCAGAATTAGGTTTTTTAGGTGCCATTTAATTTCTCACTTTATAATCCATTTATATTGATCATAAATGGTTTTAGCTTCACTCATTTTATCAAATATATTGTCTCTTTTGTAGCCATATTGTCCTTTAATTCGCGTTTCCATAGTAGTTTTCGTAGTAATAATCGAATTGACGAAAGCTTTTTGATAATTTAAATCGCGCGCATTTACTTGCAGTGCGGTATCTCTAACCCAACATGCAATTGCCAATGCCATTATCAAATCATCATTGTACCCCTTCATCGCCTGCGGCTTACCATTCTTCCAAATAAAAGTTTTCATCTCGTTCACAGTACGAGAAGAATATATGGTAATTAGTTTGTTTCTGATAAACTCCTCTAATTTGGCCACGATGAGTGGGCGTGTCTTCATAGAGGTGGTAAATCCGGGAACAGCTGAGTTTCTTATCTCGGCTTGATGTTGTTCGATATATTCATGTGTAGATTTAATAGAATAGTAAATATTAGGATATTGATGGTCTATGCTAAGCTTATCTAACACTGAGTACCCTACATTGTTATTTTCTACCACCACCATACATGAACCGTATTCTCTGCCTACACTATTGAGCATATTGGCAAACATGTCCAACGTAGGTTTTCCTTGATATTCTCCAATTATCTCTAGAGTTTCTAATTTAATAACGTGGAACGTAGAGTAATCAATGCCATCCCCCCGAGATACATCCGCTACCAACAAATAATTACACGAGGGATCAAACTCTTCCCAAATCCAAAAATTGCGATCAAAGCCAGTCCTATATTTAGGTTCTTTGACTGTGGATAGCATCCATCGTACACAATCAGGGTCAATAACGGTTTCCCCTGAAGTATTGAAGTTACACTCTAGCTCTTGCGCAATTTGTCTCTTGGACATATTTTTGGTTTCTTTTTTATACCAACCCTCATCTCGGTCCGGATGTACATCCCATGCTAAAGTGGTGAGATGAAAATTGTTGGCGCCACTTTCTGAATCTATACAGGTCTTGTGAAACCAGTTACCCACTCCGTTAGGCGTCGACAGCGCAATACAGCGTCCACCGGTGGACAATGTAGGATACAATCCTGTCCACAATTCTTCCAGCCCTTCAATGTGGGCAGCCTCATCAAGCACTAATAGGGACAATGCCTCCGAACGACCCGCGTCGCCCGAGGTTGAGGCGGCTTTGATGGAAGAGCCATTGGATAATTCAAAAGAAGTACGGTTGTCAACGCTGATTTGTGCGATCTTTAACCAATCGGGCACATTGCGCATAATACTCTTAACTTTCTTAACTAAGTTGCCCGCAGTGGCAAATTTGGTGGCCATGACGAGAATAGCTTTATCGCGATGGAATAACATCATCCATACGATATAACCGGCGGTAATTGTGGATATTCCAAGCTGGCGCGCTTTTAGAATAATATTAAAACGATAATCATTAAAATCTTTAAGTAGGTCGTCTTGGAAATCATAAGTGTCAAAAAGAATTAAACCATGCAAGGGGTGTGAAATTCTCGCGTACGTCTTCAGAAAGTAGGCTGGATCTTTGCCGCACTTTACTATCTCTTTTATTTGTTCTTTTCGGGTTAATTGAAAACTCATTAATCATCAGGCATGTTGTTCATAATTTCTTAATTTTTGATACAAAGTTTTAAGAATAGGTAGAATAGTTTGGCCTTGATATTTTCCGGACAATCGTCCGTCGGCGCGCAGAGTAGCAATGGCTTGAGGGATATTCTCTCGACTTGTGTTGTCAATAAAGCTTTCCCATGCCAGGGCAATTCTAGCCAAATCATCTGGGGAATCACGTACTGGTGAAGAAACTCTGGCTGGCTCTATTACTCCCACAAACTCATCTCTGTGCGGGGGGAACCCTTCTTTTTCTAGCTGTTGTGCGTCGTAAACTTCGGACCGGTCATACTGATCGGGGTTCTGTAGAACATGTCTGGCCCATTCCTCACGGGTTCGTTCGGAGCCGTCCGGGTTCCGCCCCCATTGGGAATATTTCCATTCTTCTTTGATAAGGTCAATATAGTACTCTTCCTCGATAATCTCGCGAAGGCGCTGTTTCGTAATCTTCATTACTCTTTCTTCCTTGTATCGTTATCGGGACGAGTGCCTCCTTTGCCGTTCCACCCCCCTTGGTCTAAGAAACTTTTCCACTTAGATTCCAGAGGCGCTTCAGAGCCAGTATCGTTGTTCATTTCTTCGGACAAGCCGCCCACTCGATAATGCTTTTTAGCCTGTACCCAAGTGCGGACACGGGAAGAGTTCTGAACGAATACATCTACTTCATCTGCTTCTGTTAGCGAGACGCTATTGCCCGTAATTTTTTTATATTCTTTCTTTAGCCAGCCGGCAATATCAGTCAGACGTTGATCAATTTCCGACTCGAAGCCCGATGCATATACTTCTTTAAGTTGGATCTCTGACTGATAGGTAAGGCACATCATGTTGCCATAAAACTTCACATTGAATCCATCCATGACGCGCTGATCGATGAGCGCATTGCCTTCTTCACGACGTAAAATGCCGGGCTTGTCCGGCTCGTAATCTTCACCAAGTGCGCCGTCATATGCGTTGGCGGCCGCTTGGGCTAGCCCTTGGACTATTTCATAAACTGTTGCCATTATTGATTATCTCCTAATTTCATCTGATTGGCTGCGGCCCGTTGTTTTGTGGCTGCTTTTGTGATATCTGCCGCTGTAGTTCCAAATAAATGATTCTGTAGTTGCGCCAAAAACTGAGCCTGCATGCGTTCGTTCTCCTTGACTTTACCAATGTATTGCAAGAACTGGGAATCGTTGAGTAACCGCGTCTGGACACGCTGTAAGGCTCTCTGAACAGCTGCCATTCCTTGACGTTCCATTGCTTGGTCGGGATTGACCTGTGGTGTGGAAACTTGTTCCATTTCTTCCAAAGATTCCAAAATGATCTCTTTTAGTTTCATCTTAGTGATTTTCATCAGGTCTCCATCCTTTTATCCATCTCTCTTCTCTGTCTTCGACGTATTTGATATAACAAGTAGAGCAACATTCAAATTTGACCAAGCACACATCATCCATAGTTTTTTGTGGAGATTCCCCACAAACTGAACAATATTTCAGAGATTCTCTATTAAGTAGTTTTTTAGATACTTTAATCCCATTAATGTCTATTTTCTCTTGCCACACTTCCGAAGAACGTTTTTTTTCATAAAACTCCTTCATTTGAAGAAGGTATTCTTTTTCTTTAGCTGTCGTCCAATTTCCCTTGGGATTTTGAATTGCTTCCTTGCCATATTTCTTAGCAATGGCTTTTTCGATAGCAGCGATCTTATTAGGGTCGTCCATCGAACACCCTATAAGCTGCGTAAGTGGAGGCGATCCCAATCGCCACGCCGCCGGCTATCCACCACACTCTATTCGGGGGTGCCTGACTAAGCAGTGATTCTTGTAGCTTAGCGATCTCTAAATCCTTTTCGCTGATGCGAAGATCGTATTCTTCTTGCAAAGAGTCTAATCGAATATTCAAATTAGATAGCTCTAAGTCAAATTCCGTTCGTTGCCTCTGCACTTCATAGTTTAACGTAGCTTCACAATTTAACCTTGCGCGCTCTTCCAATACAAGTAATTCGGCGGTGGCCTCTTTATTGAATAAGACCCCTTCGAATGGTGCGCACTCGTTCTCACCAAGAATAGTGAACTGTGACTCCTCCGTATCGGCCTGAGCGATACTGATCAATAGTAATAAGCTAAGGAACATACTCAAACCCCAGTGTTTCTTCTATCCTTTCAGCGAGTTCATGTTTGTTTTCAGAAAACTGATGACGTTCTTCGATTTCTTCAATAATCCGTACCCGTTCTTCTTCAACTTCAGTTTCAACGCGGTCTTGTTCTTCGCGATACTCTCGCTCTAAAACTTCTAAGGCATCTTTATATGTTTGAAGCGCCAGTTCTTTACGGCGCAATTCTTCGGTATGAATGTCTCGCAAGCCTTGGATTTGATTTTGTAGTGATTCTTGAGTCGCCGCATAAGCATTCTCTAACTGTTTATAATCATAACGCATTTTAGCCCATATACCAGTGCTCAAAAGAATGATGGCTACAACTTTCCAATTTTTGTGTAGCCATCCTAATAATTTTACCCAATCAACCGCAATCATCCAACACCTTTCATCTTAGCAATACCGTCAATTACAGTCTGCCCTCCGATGTAAATTGCCGAGATCATTACCCAATCTCCCGATGTTAAATCAGAAAACGCCAATAATCCAGTAGCAGTTAACCACACCATAAACTTACGGGAAATCATCTTTTCCACTAGTCTATCTAGCTTAGCTTTTGTATAACTCATCATATTCAGTCCTTAAAAACACTGCAGGCATCGTCCCAATAATACTGCAGCTGCAGTGACGATCCACCAAGACGGGCGACTAACGCCTTCATTAAATTCATTCTTTACCGCCCACAACACATTCAATGTCGCATCTCTGGCGCCACATACAATCTTTTTTAATAGTTTCATTACTTATCTCTCCTTTCTTGTAAGTATTTCTTAATCTCTTCTCGAATAATTTCTTCTACAGAATAAAGCTTCTTTAAGTACTTCTTTGCCTTCTCTACAGTCTTAGAACAACCTACCGGCTTTGAGGCGCCTGTCTTATAAACACATTTTCCTTTTCGTTCATAGGGCATTATGTCGCTAATCCATTCATACTTAAATATCTTGATGCTTTCCGTGATGTGGCTTACCAAGGTCATCAAAGATTTCAGCAATTGCAATAAAAGCTTCTCTGCCCGGCTTATCCAAAAACTGAAGACCTTGTTCAAGCTCACTCACTATCTGTTCTGTGCTAAAATTTTTCAATGCGTTTTTCATATCTGCGGCAAGTTTCGCACTATCCACATTGACATCATCGCCGTAGTAGGGCTCGTAAGACACGACTTCATCGCTGGGCTCAGCGTATCCGGCGTATCCGCCTTCCTCAAGCTCTTCCTTGATAATCTGTTTAAGCTGTCGTTTTGTGATTTTCATTTCATCGTTCCTTATGTAGCTAATCCATTCATACTTAGTATCGCAATCAATCCAGGCACATTCTTTCTGACATAAACGCCAGAGAATAGTGTCTCGCATCGACCGCCGACATAAGCAATCGCGGACTCAATGTTTTTGCTGACTTTTGGATCTGCCACCATTTCCTCAGACGCCACTAAGATTAACGAACCTGCGGCGGCTTTGCCTTTTGGCGGAGGGCACGCAGATCTATTCATGCAATTGTGTAGGATCACCGATCCAAGCTTTCCAGTATTTGGATCTTTTATCATGGTTGAGCCGAGAAAAGCTCTCCCGTCATTGCCCAAGCATGTTTCCAAATCCTTGCTATCGAAAGATTGGATCGGTGAATCCTCGGTGGAGAGTTTTAGCACCTGGGCGAATGACTTAGCAAATTGTGTGTTGGCGACAGGATACATGCCGAGCATGCCGATTCTGCCGCGAAGCAAGCGCGTTGCGCGCTCGTTATCTAGAATGATGTGCGGGTGCTTGGCAACATCATTTGCCAGCGTCAGCGCATTTCTAGCGATTGTGGGATTAAGGTTTTCTTGTGCCGTGGGCCACGAAGCAATATACACTACCTTACCGGAAGCTTGAACAGATCTCATGTAGCGCTCAAAGACCGGATGCAGCGCAGTCACTGAACTACCAGTACCACCTCCGCCGCCAGCAAGAACGAATAACCAATCGACCTTTCCAAGCTTAATGCGGAGAGCGTCTTCGATAATAGCGCCGTTCATTGTAAATACTTCCTTTCCATATTCTGTGTTCTTGCCGATGCCGTCGCTGTCGGGGATAAGAACCACATGATCTTCTTCCACATTCTTGGGAATGTCTTTACCTGTAGTATTTACAAGAAGTGTCTTGTTGAAACCAAGTTCGATGAATGCGTTAGCCATTTTGTTTCCACCGCCCCCAACGCCAACGAAACCAACGTTTAGCGAAGAAGGGGCGGTATTTTCTGGGAGTAGATCTTCATCAGAGTACTCCATTTGGAGTCCAAAATCCTCCACCATCCCAAAATCTTCCGCATCTACCTGCTCATGGTAGTGATCTTTCTCCTGATTAAAGGAGGGCGGTGGTTCAGCCGGCGGCAGAAAATCAAACTCGTTATCATTGTCTTTTGTACTCACTGTTGCTCCATTGCAAATTCTTCTTCGGCCTGTGTGAGAAGTCTATTTTGTCTTTCGTTGTTAGGAGATGCTGTCACTCTCACGCCGGGCATGCCTCTCATAATGCCTTTTACCATATCGATATATTCTCTATCAGGGTCTCTCTCGGCTTGTCGCTTCTCCCAAGCTTCTCTATCAACATCGCTCATTCCGCCTCCATAACTTTTCTTAGGCTTTTTTCGATACGGAGATGCAATCTCGGGTTCGCCTTGCGAATCAAAAACAGCGCCATAATCGTGACGACCATAGGACTCTTCAAGCTCTTCTTCAGAAGCAGGTGCACGCTTGAAAAGAGTAGCCAACTGATTAATCAGAGCAACTCCTGCGGTTCCAATGGTTGCC